TGACGACCAAACTCCTAACCAGGAGATGGCACGTCGAGGGTCTCTTAACGGAGACCTGGCCACACTCGATTTGAGTGAAGCCTCCGATAGAGTTTCGAATCAGCTAGTACTCGAGATGACAAGTTCGTCTGGCCGAATGCGAAAGGCCATTCAAGCTTGCCGCTCGAGGAAAGCTGATGTACCTGGTCACGGCGTTGTACGCCTAGCCAAGTTCGCGTCTATGGGCTCAGCACTCACTTTTCCTATGGAGGCGATGGTATTTCTTACCATCATTTTCCATGGGATTGAGCGAGCGCTCAACACCCAGATCGACCCCGCATTGATAAAATCGATGCGTGGTCGAGTGCGTGTCTACGGGGATGATATACTTATCCCCGTAGAATTTGTGCCCTCCGTTATCGATTCGCTCGAGCTCTTCGGAGCAAAAGTGAACCGACACAAGTCCTTCTGGAACGGTAAGTTCCGGGAGTCTTGTGGGAAGGAGTACTATGATGGATCGGATGTTAGTATTGTCCGCATCCGTCAGGTACTCCCAACTAACAGGAGGCACGTCGAGGGTGTTATTGCCACAGTTGCCCTTCGTAACCTTCTCTATTGGGAAGGTTACTGGACAACTTGCCAGTGGCTCGATGAGAAGATCCGGGGAATACTAAAGTATTTTCCGGTAGTCGACTCATCGTCACCCTTGCTTGGGCGAGAGAGCGCATTGCCTGGAGCAAGAAAGTTCCAGAATATGCGTTACTCTCAAGTACTTCACCGACCCGAAGTTAAGGGTTGGCAAGTACTTGCCAAGCTCCCTCTGGATACCCTGGAGGGACCAGGTGCCCTGCTCAAGTGCTTCTTGTTGAAGCAGGGACTCGAGGATATGTACGACGATCCGCGTTTGTCGGATCGTTTGTCATATCTCTGGGGTTCTGAGATCAACGAGGACCATTTGAGACGTGCAGGACGTCCCCAGTCCGTCGACATCAGATTGGGATGGAACGCCACGTGGTGAAAGTCCTCGTGGACCGTTCCATGGATCACTACACATAAGTGTGAGTGACGGACCCGCGAGGGTCCGGTGGGAGATCCAGGTGTTTGCCACTATGCCTTTCACGGCGTTTTG